ACATTGATGCTAGTGTACATGATTACAGTGAACACATTTATGTACAGACTGCTAAGACTGGTGGAGGAGGACATCCACTTATTAACAGTGACTTAGGCAAATGGATTGATCATATGAAAGGCGGCCGCAAGGACGATGGACATTCGAAGCGTAAAGACCTAATGGGTAATCGCAACGAAGCGTATTGGAATGAAATTTAGTTTATGGACGCAGTATGGCGCACTCAATAGTAAGCCTGTTTTTGATGCTTTTGCAAATAGCCTTAACAATAACGGGCATGATGTTGCTTATAATGATCTTAGTGCCGATGTTAATGTTATTTGGAGCGTGTTGTTTAATGGAAGAATGGCTGGAAACAAAGCAGTCTGGGAACAACAAAAACCAACAATAGTATTAGAAGTAGGAGGCATTAACCGTGGCACTACATGGAAGGTAGGACTGAATGGGATTAATAGAGATGCTTACTTTGGCCCTAGTGGTAATAGCTCTGATCGTGTGCGTTTACTCGGCTTACAAGTAAAACCTTGGAAGTATGGCGGCGAACATATTCTTATAGCAGGACAACATGATAAGAGTTTACAATGGAAAGATATGCCCTCAATGTCTACTTGGGTACACGACACAATAACATTTATTCGAGCTCAAACTGATCGACCTATTATATTTAGACCGCACCCACGCTGTCCTTTACCTGCTATTGAACACGACTTCAAAGGTGTAAAAAGACAAGAACCCTTACAAATTAAAGGGTCTTATGATGACTTTGATATGCAATTCAATAACATATGGGCTACAGTTAGTTGGTCAAGTAACCCAGGTATACACAGTATAATTAACGGTGTACCTGCATTTACTGGTCCAAGCAGTCTTGCATTTGATGTAGCAGAACAAAACTTACGTAATATTGAGAATCCTTTATATGGTGATAGAACACAATGGCTTAATGACTATGCACACACCGAATATACTATTGGAGAAATATCACAAGGAATTCCACTAAAACACTTGACTTCTAAGTTAATTTAAGTTATAATACATATATGAACTTAGAAAAACCATCTACGTGTGAGGACTGCTTATCTTTTTTACTTAAAGAAGGACAAGCATCGATACCAGATAAAGGTATATTAGTTAGTCTCAATAAGCAGTTATCTAAAAAAATTGCACTAACTGATAGACAATATGCATTGTTAAAAGGCAAGTTGCTAAACTATTCTAGGTGTTGGCAACAAAATGATATTGACGAAAGTGTATTAGATAATTTAAAATATCCATTAAGAGAAATAGATAGAGCACATTGGATTAAAATACTTGATTATCAAGATAAAGAAGTAATTGGTATTAGGTTTCCTTTTAATAAAAAAGTTATTGATAGAATAGAAGACTTACGTAAGTTAGATACCTATAATCAAAAAAGTCATTACTATAAAGATAATACACATTGTTTTCCGTTAACACCTAAAAATATATTTCAAATAGTTGAAATAGCAAATAGGTTTAATACTAAATTTACTGTACAGGATGATATAATTAATATCTATAATCAGCTGTTAGAATATGAAAAGAATAAAGATGATTACATACCAGGTGTATATGATTATACCGTTTCAAATATTCCAGATATAGCAAAAGAAAATTTAAAAAACGAATTAGGAGAGTGTGACAAAGATACATTATCACTATACTACGACCGAAGATACTTGTACGGATTAAAAGAATTTAATCAGCATCTAGTTGATGAAAGTATAAAGCAACACAGTATTATAGCTCAAACTATTATTAAAAGAGATAATGCAGTTGTGCTACTTAACAATAAAAGTGTAAACTTAAATGACTTATTATCAGCAATACCTGAAATTAATAGGCTACCTATGCTTGTCTCGCTTAACCCAGATAATGCACACGATACATTGTTTGCAGTACATAATGTACTTAAACACATCATACCTACTGAACAAATGAGTGTAATGTTTAGGAAACTAGGCAATGATCCAATTAATGAATATATTAAAGAACAAAAACTTAATAATATGGTTGACAAAGCCACCAAAGTAGTGTATATTAGTAGTATAAAATTACCAAAGCCGTTATTACAAGCAAATTGGAAAGCGAGCTGTGTTCTATCTTTTGATAGTTCTAAGTTAACATTTAACAATGTAACTAATTATGTAGACGGATTTGATTTGCGTATTACATATGATGAGATTGCAATTGGTGGACTTTGGGATAGAGGCGAGAGGAGATATATACGTGCGAACATGTAAACTAGTCATTGAAGACGAAGTGAATATTAAACTAGAAGGACTAGAGGTAGATGTACGGAGAAAACTTGCAAGTGCATTAAAGTTTGAAGTACCGTATGCACGTTATATGCCACAATACAAATTAGGACGTTGGGATGGCAAAGTAGCTTTCTTTGGTATTGGAGGCACAGGGTATGTTAATCATCTTAATGTAGTACAAGATGTTCTTGCAAAAAATAATGTAGAAATAAGTGACATTGAAGACAGAAGACATCCTATTGATTTAAAATTTACACATTGTAATGAACGCTATTGGGCAGACCAAGGCGTATGTTGGCCAGAAGGTCATCCAGCAGAAGGCGAAGAAATTATCCTGCGTGATTATCAAGTTGAAGCTATTAATAATTTTCTTGATAATCCGCAGAGCTTGCAACAGATCGCTACTGGTGCAGGCAAGACTATCACCACAGCAACACTAAGTCATATGACAGAGAAATACGGGCGTAGCCTTGTTATTGTCCCCAATAAAAGTCTCGTCGAGCAAACGGAAGAGGACTACATTAATTGTAATCTAGATGTGGGTGTGTACTTTGGTGATAGGAAACAATTAGGTAAGACTCATACTATTTGTACTTGGCAAAGTTTAAATATACTTGACAAGAAGAATAAAGATGGCTCAGCAATGTTATCATTAGCAGAGTTTCTTGAAGGTGTGAACACAATTATTATTGATGAAGTACACCAAGCAAAAGCAGAAGTACTTAAAAACTTGTTAACACGTAACCTACGTAATGCTCCAATCCGTTGGGGACTTACTGGTACTGTTCCAAAAGAGAAGTTTGAGTTTGAAAGTATACATGCAAGTTTAGGTCCTGTGATAGGCAACATTACAGCAAAAGAATTACAAGACAAAGGCGTACTATCAAACTGTCATGTTAATGTGTGTCAGTTAATTGATACTGTAGCACATAGCGATTATCAATCAGAATTAAAATATCTTGTTACTAATACTGCACGTATAGAATATATGGCAAAGTTATTAGATAAGATATCACAATCAGGCAATACTCTAATCCTTGTTGATAGGATTAGTGCAGGCGAAATGTTAGCAGAGCTAATACCAGACAGCACCTTCGTAAGCGGAAGTGTTAAAGTTAAAGACCGAAAAGAGACTTATGATGAAATACGTGAAGGAACTAATAAGGTCATTATCGCAACTTACGGAGTTGCGGCAGTGGGGCTTAATATACCTAGGATTTTTAATCTTGTACTTATTGAACCTGGAAAATCTTTTGTTCGGGTAATTCAGTCAATTGGTAGAGGTGTCCGTAAGGCAAAAGATAAAGACTTCGTACAAATATGGGACTTGACATCTACATGCAAGTTTGCGAAGCGACATCTGACTCAACGTAAAAAGTTTTACAAAGAGGCAGAGTATCCTTTTACAATTGAAAAAATAGACTGGAACTAATATATGCAAATATTAACATTAGAAAATGAAGCATTAGATTTAAACACTTTACCTGATCAAATTGAGGAAGATATTAGATTTAGTGTATTAGATAATTCGGATAAAGAAAATCCTGATTTCTTTTACATTCCTTTAATTTTCTTAGAATCATTTAGCTCGCCTGGCGTTGTTTTAAAAGTTGGCGAGACAGAAATACAAATGCCAATTGATTGGCACATTGCTGTAGGCTGTAGCGAAAGCGGAAACGACTTAGAAGTGTTACCACTAACAAGTATAGGTGATAGAGGATTTGAAGCATTTTTATTTAATCCACTAGCCAGCTTCAAACCTGAGTTTGGAGAAGTAAAGGTAATTAATTATTACAACGATGTTAAATGGTACTTCCCTAAGATGCGTAATGGACAACTTCTTACTGTACCTATGGAAACAAAGAAAGAGCCATTATGTGCATTTTTCATCAAAGACATTACAAGGCAAACGGAAGTAATAAAATATGGAGAATTATTCTAAAATGAAAGCAGGAAAAATTTGGGGTCAAACAGAATTGATCCACGCAAACGGTGTACTAGAATTTCACCGTATTGAATACAAAGCAGGATACAAATGTTCAGAACATGAACACGAATTTAAATGGAACGGATTCTTTGTTGAATCGGGCAAGATGATTGTCCGTGTTTGGCAAGATGATCAAGATGGTCTCGTAGATGAAACCATTCTTGAAGCAGGGGATTTTACACAGGTTAAACCAGGTAAGATCCATCAGTTCGAAGGTCTCGAAGATGGAGTAGCCTTTGAACTTTATTGGGCAGAATTTAACCACAATGATATTGTGCGTAGATCTGTCGGAACAAAAGTAAAATAACAGGAGAACATATGTTAACAAAACTTTTAGAAGGTGTAGACAAGACGCTTGTTAGGAATCTTGTGATTCTACACACCCTAGTAATTGCAGTAAGTAATTACTTGGTAACAATTAGATTTGATCTATTCCCAGGGGCAGAGTTGCCTTTGTTTGGATCATTTCCATTAGCGGCGGCGGCATTTACATTTCCGATCGTTGTTGTAGCAACTGACTTGACTGTAAGACTTGTTGGTAAAGAAGCAGGTAGAGCTGTTGTAGCAATGGCAATTATTCCAGCTATTGTAGCATCAGTACTAGTACTATTAGCACTAGGTGATGAACATGCATACAGAGTAGGTTTTGCATCAGGTACTGCATACGCAATTGGTACAATGCTTGACGTATATGTATTCCAAGCAATTAGAGAACGTTCAAATGCATGGTGGGCGGCACCAGCACTTTCAACAGTTGTTGCAAACGTTATTGACACATACTCATTCTTTTATGTGGCATTTGCAGGTTCAACAGACGCTGAAGGCAAACTAACTTGGATTGGTGAAAACTGGCACATTGTTGCACAGAACAATACACTGACTAAGATTGCAGTTGGTTTAATTGTATTCCTTCCAGCATATGGATTATTACTTTCTTACTTAGGTAAAAAAGTTGCAACAGAACCATTAGTACTTAAAGACGAAGTAGTTGAAAAGCCTAAGGCTAAGAAAAGAACTACAAAGAAAAAGACATAATTGATATGGGTAATCTTATACCCAATCAAGCATTGATATATGAGCGTAGCGACGGTGTTGTCTACGCTCATTATCGCGACCCACCACATAACAAAATACCGCGTTGGGTAATAGGTGGTGAACCAGATTCAACTGCAAGAGCATTAGGCATTGTAAGTTACGACGAATGGAAAAAAGTAATGCATATTGCAGAAAGTAATGCAAATATTAAAAATGCATTACAAAGATTAATGACAATGTATTATATAGTAAAAGATGAAACGGAGTCGCAATGAGATTAAGTGTTAATGATATTGGCGGAGAAGTTGCTAAACAAGATGAAAGATATGTTGTAAAAGATAATACAACACTAAAGAATTTAGTAGTTAGTAGCACTAGACTACAACCACGCAAAGCAACATCAGGTCACAAGCACGAAGGCCAAGAAGAAGTATATTACTTTATTGAAGGTACTGGTAAGATGGAACTAGATGGTGATACTATCAAAGTTCAGCCTGGCGATGTTGTACTAATTGAAGATGGAGTATTCCATAGAGTACATGCAGGTATGTACGAAGAACTTTATTTTGTATGTGTGTTTGATGGAAGGAGATCACATTGAGAATTATAGCAGGACCTTGTCAACACGAAACACTTACAGAAAGTTTAATGATTGCTAAAGAGTGTCAACGTGTATGTGATAAACACGGCATTGAGTATTACTTTAAAGCAAGTTTTGACAAAGCAAATAGAAGTAGTATGCAAGGCAAGCGAGGTGTTGGATTAAATGCAACACTAACTGACTTTCAACAAATAAAAGACACAGTGGGCTCTAAGACGCTCACAGACGTTCATACAGTAGAGCAAATTAGTCACGTTACTACTTTCTTTAATAATGCTGTAGACGTACTACAAATACCCGCATTTCTTTGTAGACAAACTGACCTACTACAAGCGGCTTGTTCTACAGACAAAATAGTAAATATAAAGAAGGGACAATTCTTAGCTCCCTGGGATGTCAAAGGTATACTAAGCAAGTGTACAGACGCTAAAGAAGTTTGGATTACTGAGAGAGGAACAAGTTTTGGATACAATAGTCTTGTTGTGGATTATACTGGTCTTATCTATATGCTCGATAATTATGATTCTGATATTGTGTTTGATGTCACGCACTCTGTACAAAAACCCGGAGGACTGGGGGATAGTAGCGGCGGGAATCGTGATTACGTGCCTGGGCTCGCTCGTGCTGGGTCTGCTCTTGGGATCACTTCCTTCTTCCTCGAAGTCCACCCTATGCCTGATGACTCGCCAAGCGATGGTCCAAATATGCTTAGACTAGATGACTTTGAACAAGTAGTGGATGACTTAGTTAAATATCAATATGAACAATAAATTTCAAAATGCATGTAACGGAATAAAACAAGCCTGCCCACCTATATGGATGATGCGACAAGCAGGTAGATACCAAAAAGGTTACATGGCTATGAAAGAGCAATGGTCGTTTGAACAAATGTGTAAACTACCAAGACTAGCATGCGAAGTTGCTATGCTACCAATTAATCAGTTTGATTTTGATATTGCAATACTGTTTAGTGATATACTATTTCCTATTGAAGGATTAGGCGTACCATTAAAGTTTGATCCAGGTCCAAAGTTTGAATGGTTTATTAATGAAGAAAATTATAAAGATCATTCTAATATTGAACTTGCAGTAAAACATATGGAGTTCCAAGCAAGAGCAGTAACAGCAACAAGAGAAACATTACCTGCTAAAAAAAGTTTAATAGGTTTTGTTGGCGGACCTTGGACACTGCTAAACTATGCTATAGGCAAAGATGCAAAAGTAAGTTTAGGTTGGAAAACAAAATATATGAATGAAGTTATTATGCCTTTGCTTGTACGTAATATTCATTTACAATTAGATGCCGGTGCTGAAAAGGTAATGATACTTGATAGTGGCGTAGGTAATATGAGCGAAAGCTATTTCAAAAAACATTATGTTAATACACTACAACCAATGATACAAACCGACACAGGGTATTATACACAGTACTTAAATCAAAAGTGCTTGCCTACTTTATATAAAATGGGTTGGGCAGGAATAGGAGTTGATAGTATAGTAGATATTACAAACACATTTAAAAAATACAACGACGGATTTATTCAAGGCAACTTTGATGAAAAACTTTTACTGTTACCTAAAGAAGAATGTAGATCACACATTGAAGATTTTTGTAACACAATGCAAAGAGTGGACCATACAGGTTGGGTTTGTGGACTAGGACATGGTATTCATAAAACTACACCAGAAGAAAATGTTCAAATGTTTGTAAGTATGATTAGAGAAAGGTTCAAATGAAAACAGCAATATTAATACCAGCAAGATTAAAGAGTACACGTTTAGCTGATAAGATGCTATGTGAACTTGACGGAGTACCACTTATTAAAAGAGTGTATGATATATGTAGTCAAACTGATTATGACACATATGTTGTTACAGACAGTTTAGAGATTGCAGAAATATGTCCTAGTTTTATTCTTACAGAAGAAGCACGTAACGGTACAGAAAGATGTGCAATGGCCGCAAAGCAATTAGATTATGATTACTATGTAAACGTACAAGGTGATATGCCTGACATTAGGCCCGACATGATTAACTTAGTAGCTGAACAATTAAAGCATGAATATTCTGTGACAACATTGTATACAGACATGCGTGAAGAAGAACAAAACAAACCCGATAGTGTAAAGTTAATTAGAAACGGCGACGAAGCACTATGGATGGGTAGAGGTATGACAGGTTACGGTGACTGGCATTTAGGTATATATGGATATGTTAAAGTTGCACTAGATATGTATCTACATTTAGATATATTTGTTGAAGAGACCGTAGAAAAACTAGAACAGTTGCGATGGTTAAAAAATGGATTTAAAATTGGTTGTTTTCATACAGATTTTAATGGTGTAGAAATAAACACACAGGAAGATATTCTTCTTTGGAATTACAAAAATAATGCTTGACTTTACTAGTAAAAGGTACTATAATTAAACTATGAATAAACTTCCAATTAAAGATATATTAGCCGCAGTTGACATGGGTGCATTAACAGTGTGGGATGAACTGTCAGATGAAGAACGCAAACAAGTAAGTTTCTACTTATTAAACAGATATGTTAGCAGTGTAAAGGGCGATAGAGAAAAGCAAGAACTTGCTGTATTCAAAACAAATGAATACTACAACAAAGGTTTCTTTGTATTACAAAAGCACAAAAAACTTTTATGGCAACTATTATGTTTAAGTGGTAACACAGGTAAGATTGCATATCACGAATGGATTGGTTATAAAAAGAAAACTGGAGACAACTCTAAAGCCGCAAAGTTTTTAAGTAATATGTTTCCTAATATGAAACAAGATGAGGTGGAATTACTTGCTAGAATATCTACAAAAAAAGAATTACGGGAATACGCAGAAGCCCACGGAACTGATAAAAAAGATGTCAATATCTAAACCATACAAATGCGAATACTGCGGAGCTTCTTTCACAAGAGAAAAAACTCTAGCTGTACATATGTGTGAGAAGAAAAGGCGTAGATTACAAAAAAATGAAAAACGTGTACAAACAGGATACTATGCATTTACCCGTTTTTATACAATAAGTGCAGGCACTAAAAAAGAAAAAACATATGAAGACTTTTGTGCAAGTCCTTATTACAATGCATTTGTAAAGTTTGGATCATTTGTAAACAATGTACGTCCTTTATATCCAGAGAAGTATATTGACTATGTTGTTACTTCAGGAGTTAAACTTGACCACTGGTGTCGTGATGCATTGTATGAAAAGTATGCAACAGAACTAGTACTTAAAGAAAGTATGGAAACTGCTATTGAGAGGTCAATACAAACTATGATGGATTGGGCTACTGAAGCTGAAGCACCTTGGAATGATTACTTTAGGTATGCAAGTTTAAATAGAGTTACTAGAGATATTAAGGACGGTAAAGTTAGTCCTTGGCTTATACTAAACTGTAACAGTGGAAAAGAAATGTTAAGCAAATTTAGTGATGAACAATTAGGATTTGTATATGAAGTAATAGAACCTAAACATTGGGCATTACGCTTCAGAAGAGCATCAAGCGATGTTGAAGTAGTAAAAGAAGTAGCTAGGGAAAGTAAATTATGAAAACACATTTATTAGGTAATGAACATCAATGGATTATTGAAACACACTATGATGATAGTGAAGAGTTTGATTATCACTGGGATAAGAAAGTTTTTCCAGCAGAAACACGTGAAGATGTAAGTGATCAAACTAGTACATACAGAGGTAAGCAGTGGAATATTCATCCACAAGCATTTTTAAATGAATGGAAGTATAAGCCATTTTTGCAGTCTAAAATAGACAAAGTAGGATTAAATATAGAGTTAACAGAGTTGTGTGCATTGTGGACAGTTGAGTATCGTAAAGGTGGTTGGCAGAAAGCACATAGGCACAGTGACCAAACTGCAAAGAAGATTAGTGCAGTATGTTACTTAACTGAACCTGATGAAGATACAACATCATTTCACGGAGCAACTTTTGCATACTTGTATGACGGTGAAGGTAACACACATGACTTATGTTACAAGCCTAATATAGGTGACGTACTAATATTAAAAAGCACAGTATTACATGGATCATATCCAGTAAGACAAAACAAAAGAGTATTTGTAGTTGACTACTTTTACAAAGATAAACAATAGGAGATTAATAATATGGAACTAGAACTTATTATTGCACCAGACGAAAGACTAGATACAGCAGTTACTAAAGAATGGGATTTTGATAATCCACAGTATGATGCAGTAGAACTTAAAGAGGCAATGATTGCAGTAATGATAAAGCATCGCGGTCTTGGGTTATCTGCAAACCAAGTAGGTATAATGGACGCAAGATGTTTTCTATTTCAAAACAATCAAGCAAACAACGACTATGATAGAAACGTATTAGCATTACATCCGTCATATGAAGTAGTTACAGAACATCCAGAAGTTGGAATGTTTGAAGGTTGTTTAAGTTTTCCAGATATAACATTGAGCATTGTTCGTCCAGCACGTATTAAAGCTAAATGGAAATCTATAGATGGAAAACAGTGGGAAGATGAATTGTATGGATACCAAGCACGTTGCTTTATGCATGAGATGGATCACTTAGATGGCATAAGCATGAACGAACACGTTTCACCTAAGATATGGAGAGAAGCTGTAGCAAATGCAGAAGCAAAGAAAACTTAAGAACGGAGTTACAGTGTATGAGCTTGATGAACCAGTTGAGCTTATAGTAAAAACAAGAGCGCCTATGAAGTGGAAACTAATTGATCAAGAAACAGGAGAAGAGTACGTTGGACAAACTCCTAAAGAAGGCCAACCTAACAGTTGGAGAAAACTATGATTAGAGATACTAAAGATAAGAAAGACTATACGATTCCGTCACCACAAGAACTACAACAACAACTTGATGAACGTATGGCTAAGTTTTTAGCAAAGGGTGGCAAGATAGAAAAAGTAGATCCTATGAAGCCTACAAAAGAACAATTAAAGAGTTGGACTGTATAAATGCCTGATATTGATATCGATTTTGCTGATAGAACGATTGCTCTTAAAAAGCTAACACATCGTGTGGCAAAATTAGATACAGGTAAAAAACATAACACTGGAGTGTATGTTACAGAATGTCCACACAATCCAGTTGATAACCTATGTACTGTTGATTACAAGACAGCAGAAGACAGAGGTTATTTTAAATTAGACTTTCTTAATGTAAGCATATACGATAAGGTAAGAGACGAAGAACACTTACGACACTTAATGAACAAGGAGCCGTTATGGGAACTGTTAGAAGAAAAAGACTTTTGCGATCTAGTGTTTCATGTATCAGGACATCACGAACTAATCAAAAAACTAAAGCCAAAGAATATCCCACAACTGGCCGCTGTATTGGCTATCATACGTCCAGCAAAGAGACATCTACAAGATAGCAATTGGAATACTATTACAGAACAAGTGTGGGCTAAACCAGAAGAAGGTTACTTCTTTAAGAAAGCACATGCTGTAAGTTATGCGGCCGCAGTAGTTGTACATATGAATTTAATCTGCGAAGGAGCATAACATTGAATTGGGAAGTAGAAGACTTTAGACGCAAAAAACCAAAACAAGATCCAGGGCCTTGGATAACATGGGCATGGCCAAGAGAACTAGTTGGAGCATATCTTTGGAGAATTATGTTTTGGACATTACTAGTTCCAATCTTAATATTTGGATCAATACTTACGCCAGCAGGATTCTTCCTACAATTACTAGTAATTGATTACTTCACTTATCTACAATATAAGAATAATATTACTTAGAGGGTTTTTTAAGTAACTGTACGCTTTTACGTTTCACTCGTTTTACAGATAACTTGTTAAGATTAACTGTAGGCCCTAAGGTTACTTTAACATCTTTGCTATTCATAGTCATCATAATATACTTAAACTGCTCCATATCTTTGTTTAAAAATATATTAATAGGAATCATTCTATTTGATTCCCACCACCAGTCTTCGCCTAGTTGTACAAACTTAGCTTTATCAACGTCAGATCGCAGATTGGTGTAGATGTACATGCTTGTTATAAAAGCATCTTGATTGTTAATGATTCCTATATATTCGTTGCCACCATACGTAACAACGCTTAAAAACGGAAATTTTTCTTCTATATCTTTTCTCAACATAATCCAATAAATACAACTAGTGTTAGGAAATTAATTATGCAACTAGTTACAAGATATTTAGCAACTAATCAATCGGTGGTAGTCTCAGATGGCTTTGCCGGCAACGTGGAGTATAGGAAAGTGTACCAGAATAATATAAAAGTTACTAAAGGGATAGACAATGTTATTACCTTTACAATTAAGAACAGCGACCATAAACCTGTATCAATACTTAATACATACATACCGTATGTAGAAGTGTTTACAGAAGATAAAGTAATGCTCAAGCGTTACACAGGAACTATTAAGGAAACTAGTACCCCAAACTACAAAGGACAGTTTACAATCAATATTACAGATGCTGATACATTGAATATTGATGGACAGTATATGAGTTATGTTGTATACCTTAATAAAACAGCTGATGCTACTAACACACTAACATATGCTGATTCACAATTTGGACCATCAGGTACAATTGAATTAATAGGCTCTGCTTTCCCAGGTGCTATTGATAGTAAGTCAGTATCAACATTTTTAGATGATACTAGCACAGTAGTAGATGCTGAACCACATATTAACAGCAACGAAGCTCTACACACTGCGGCTATATACTCAACAGGATTTGCTGGCACAGTAAAAGTACAAGGTACTTTAGGTGACAATACCAGCACTAGTTGGTTTGATATTACAACGGAAACGTTATCAACTCCAACAACTCCTCACTATGTGAACTTCAACGGAGTGTTTAGTAATTTACGTTTTGTAAAAACAAACGACTCTGGTAATGTAGGAAGCATAGATAAAATCTTAATTAGAAACTAGAAGGGTACAAGTAATGGAAAATCTAATTGCTGTCATCTTTCTGGCTATGGCCTCACATTCAAATGCAGAATTTATCGAACGAAGTAATGAACAGATCGCACAGGGATATAAATGGACATATGTAGGTAAGCAAGCACCATCGGGTGACCCTGCTATCACAATAAAGCCAGAACATGCTGACGAATTTATTTTGTTTAAATTGGTAAAATAATACTTGACATAGTGTATTAAAGATAGTATACTATGTAGTATGAGTATAGTCTTTGACACATTAACACAGTATTTGCCGCCAAAGCGTAAGACTACTCCTAGTGGTTGGACTTCGTTTAATGCACCTTGTTGTATACACAACGGAGATAGTGCAGATAAAAGACAACGTGGTGGATTAATATCTAACGGTGACGAAGGTGTAAGCTATCACTGTTTTAATTGTGGTTTCAAATGTAGTTGGCAACCAGGGCGTAACCTAAGTGGTAAAATGCGTAGACTACTACAATGGCTTAATGCACCTGATGATACTATTAATAAACTTGCACTTACTGTTATGCAAGAGAACGAAGGTATACAAACAACACAGCAGTTAGTAGAACTACCAACATTTAAAACTGTGCCACTACCAGATGATGCTATTAAGATTGCAGACATAACAGAATTTAACAAGTATAGTTTAGCAATACTTGAATACATGTCAACACGAGGACTTAACTTAGATGACACTGATTACTATTGGTCACCTAGTTTAGGATATCGTGATAGACTTATTATCCCATTCTTATATGAAAAACGTATTGTAGGCTGGACTGCTAGAACAGTACAAGCTGATAAACAACCTAAGTACATGAGTGAACAACAACCCGGCTTTGTATATGGATTAGATGAGCAAGGACATAACAAAGTATTTTGTATAGTATGTGAAGGTCCTATGGATGCTATACACATTGATGGTGTAGCACTTCTCGGATCAGAAGTAAAAGACCAACAAGCCATGCTAATTAATAGAGTAGGCAAACAAATTATTGTAGTACCTGATAGAGATCAAGCAGGTGCTAAGTTAATAGATCAAGCAATAGAGCTTGGATGGTCAGTTAGTTTACCAGAGTGGACTGACGACATTAATGACATTGGTGATGCTGTTGCAAAGTATGGTAGACTATATACATTGTATAGTATTGTTAATAACGCAGAGTCTAACGAACTTAAAATTAGACTACGGAGTAAAAAATGGTTAAGTGGATTAAAAGATTAATTGCTGATTACAAACGTAAGAAGGCATTAAAAAAGAAAATAGAAGAACTTAAAAAGAGAGATCCTTTTATCTACAAGTAAGGAGAGCCAAAAATTGATGACTGAATTTACTAAAGGAATAGTTAATGTTTTCAAACACAACATGGATGAAAGTATTGCTTTAGCATTAATTTATACTTGCGGCCATGTTGTAATAGCAATGAATGTTGTTTATTGGATGACTGGCGCAAGCATATGGGAGGCCGGAGCAGTAGCACTGGTTGAACCTTGCATAAATGGTGTATGGTTTTACGTATTACATAAACTATGGAAAAAATATAAATGATTACTTGGGGTATGGTTGGTAACAGCCACGATGCTAGTTTAGCAGTTTTTGAAACAAAGATTAGCGGCTTATCTAGTCAATCGAGAACAAAATTATTATGGGCAGGACTATCAAAAGACTTTAGTGGAGTACCTAATGATCCTGATTTTAATTGGGAGATGTTGCAACATGTTACTGTTACACAAGGACTGCCTCGTCCAGATAAAGTCATTTGGTACGAACGTCCGTTGCTTAAAACAGCTAGACAGTTGTGGGCTGGACAAGGTTGGCTGTATAAAGAAAACGATATTAGAGCCTATCTCAAACAATGGGATATATCTTGTAAGATAGAATATACACAACACCATTTAAGTCATGCGGCATATGCTTATTACACACAACCACATGATAATTGTGCAGTAGTGTGTTTAGATAGTATTGGAGAGTTTGAAACACTAACAGTATGGCACGGTAAGAACAACAAACTAAAGAAGATACACTCGCAAGGGTATCCACACAGTTTAGGATTATTCTATAGTGCAATGACACAACGCCTTGGACTGGTACCTAATCGTGATGAATACCTAGTTGGCCAAATGGCAAGCAAAGGAAACTATAAAATATACAGTAAGCGTATTATGAGCGAGCTATTAGAAGTATGTGCAAACGAACCTTACATCAAATGTAGAGAGAACTTACACAGAGGTTGTATGTGGTGGGCTGATGATATTACATCTGAGCAACAACTAAACGACTTAGCGGCGGCAGTACAAAGGGTGTACGAACTTGCTGTTAAGCATGTTACACAATGGGCTAAGAATAAAACAGGTAGTAAGAATCTAGCACTAGCTGGAGGCGGAGCATTAAATAAACAAGCAGTTGACTTAATTAGGTCTAAATGGACTAATATACATGTGCCACAAAATCCAGGAGACCCTGGATCGTGTATAGGTGCTGTATTAGCTAAAACAAAAACCAAAATAGAACTTGACAACCAATGGCATTAGAAGCTATAATAAACAAGAGACTCACAGAAGAGTTTCCAAAAATGATGGACATTGTAAACGGTGATACAACGCAAGAAGAAAAACTAAAGGCTGTGTTAGATTATACAGAGATACTGAAGGAATTAGAAAAGGTAATTTATGAGCGACACTAGACAGAATACAGACTACGGATATGATATACAAAAAGTATATCTAGAAATGATGTTACAAGATGCAGAAAGTTTTGTACGTTGTCAGGCTGTATTTGATCCAGGTAGCTTTGATAGACGACTAAAGCCAGCGGCAGAGTTTTTGGGTAACTACGTTACAGAATTTAATACACTTCCTACACTTGATATGATTAATGCGGCGGCTGACCTACAAGGGCCAAATCTACTAAAGCATACAGGTGAACTAAATGAAAGTCATTATGATTGGTTACTAGCAGAGTTTGAAACGTTTAGTAAACACAAAGCACTAGAGGCCGCAATCCTTAAGAGTGCTGACTTACTTGAAAAAGGTGAGTATGGTGCATGTGAAGACATAGTAAAAAAAGCTGTACAGATTGGTTTACAAAAAGATTTAGGTACAAACTACTTTGCTGATCCTAGAGCAAGACTAGAAGGCATTAAGAGTAGTAATGGACAAGTAAGCACAGGTTGGAACGCTATTGATAAGAAACTGTTTGGTGGATTCAATAGAGGAGAGCTAAACATCTTTGCAGGTGGTTCAGGTGCAGGTAAGAGTTTGTTCTTGGCAAACATTGGTGTTAACATGGCTGAGAAAGGTCTTAACGTAATTTACTTGACACTAGAACTTAGTGAAGCATTAGTTAGTATGCGTGTTGATAGTATGGTAACAGGCATTCCAAGTCGTGATGTGTTTAAGAATATTGATGATGTTGAGATGAAAGTTAAGATGATTGGTAAGAAGTCAGGTGCATTCCAAGTCAAGTATATGCCTAGTGGTAAGACAGCAAATGATGTACGTAGTTACATTAAAGAGTACGAGATTAAAACAGGCAAAAGAGTAGACGTATTATTAATTGACTACTTAGATTTATTGATGCCAGCAAGCACAAAGGTAAGTGCTGAGAACTTGTTTATTAAAGACAAGTATGTAAGTGAAGAACTACGTAACCTAGCAATGGAATTAAACACAGTATTTGTTACAGCGGCACAGTTGAACAGAGGTGCTGTAGAAGAAATAGAATTTGATCACTCGCACATTAGTGGTGGACTTAGTAAGATACAAACTGCAGATAACGTGTTTGGTATATTTACAAGTAGAGCAATGCGTGAACGTGGACGCTATCAATTACAGCTAATGAAGACACGTAACAGTGGTGGCGTAGGACAAAAGATTGATCTAGAATTTGACTTAGACACACTACGTATTAGTGACTGTGATGATGACGATGATAGTGGAAACACTAGTGGTTATACAAGTGGCAGTCAAAACACAAACAGTATTGTAAGTAATTTAAAACGGCAAAACACACAAGATCCAAATGCAAATCCAAGTGATGGTGAAACAGTTAAGAACACTAAAGCAGATGTTGATTCAACTAAACTTAGATCTTTCATTAACAATCTCGGAAGTGATGAGTAATGAGCACTGGCATAATATTAGGACTAGGGTTAGCATCGATTGTTATAGTTTTCTACATAATGCTTAACTTACCTATATGGTTTAGAAACACGGAGTTTAATAATATGAAAAAAGTAATTAAGTTTTTACATGACCCTAACATGGTTATTTGTATTCCAGTATGGACACTGTTTGGATACGGAGCATATGTTGTTGTATTGGAATTTATTTAAATGAAGATTAAATTTATCACAGGTGACCCACACGTAGAGAAATACTTTCCACCTACTCCTATGAGTAAGGCAAGACCCGATTGGTATAATAACCTAGGGGGTTGGTTAGGTGAAGCTCACAACAGTTGGCCCACTATTAAAAAGTGTATGCCTGTGTATGATCTAATCACAGCAGGCTATATGATTTATAACCCTGTTGAACAAGAGATAGTACGTGCTGATAAAGAAGGACACCCTGACGTTAAAAAGTTTATGCGTAGGTATCCAATGGCATGGGAAAGACAAGACCCACAAGAAGGACATGACTATTCACAATGCCCTGTAGCACACAAAGGTGAGAAGCAAGACTATGTAACCTTTAGTGTACCATGGCGTATAGAAACACCCCCGGGTTATTCATGTCTTATTATGCAACCGTTTTATAATATGGAAGATCGCTTTACTGTGTTTCCTGCTATTGTTGATACAGATGTAATTGACGTACCTTGGAACAACTGGCCTGGACAAGTACACAAAGACCGTGTGCTAATTGAACCAGGAGCCCCACTAGTACAAGTAATACCTTTCAAACGTGAAGACTGGGATATGGAAGTTGAATATGACCCAGCTTCGGACAACAGAGACACAGGCTTAAAGTTTTGGTTGGGCAATGCTTATGCTAGAATGTTTCACAAAAAGAAGAAGTTCAAATGATATACAAACATCCTAAAAGAAAAACCAAAGTAGTTTTTGTACAACTAGGCTCGCCAACAGCACCTACAGCAAAAGCATTAAGAAAATATTTACGTGAGTTTCTTGGAGATCCTCGAGTAGTAGATCTTAATCCTTGGCTTTGGAAGATAATTCTTAATTGTTTTGTTTTACCCTTTCGTCCTAAGAAGTCTGCAAAACTATATGAAAGAATTTGGGACGGCAAAAGTTTTCCATTAATTACTAACACAAGAGATTTTACAAACAACGTAAGTAAAGAATTAAAAAAGATTGATCCTAAAGGACATGTTGAAGTTAATCATGCTTTTCTTTTGTCTCCGCCTTTTGTAAATGAAGTATATGATGATTGGGAAAATGATCTTAAAAATAATATAGGCGCAACAAAACTATTAGTCATACCAATGTTTCCACAGTATTCAGAAAGCACCATAGCTTCAGGAATTGATGCATTGGCTAAAGAACTATCCAAGCGAGTAAAGATTCCAACCTTTGAAGTAATTACTAACTTTCATAGAACACATGCATTCATAGATAACAGTGTAAGACAAGTTGATGCAAAACTTAAAGAACTTAAAAAGCAAGGGAAGAAAATTGATACATTGGTTATTACTTTCCACGGAATGCAAAAACGTAGAGTTGTAAGTAAAGGTGATGATTACTATAGACATTGCTATGAAACATTTTGTTTAATTACAAACAAGTTAAAAAATATTAAACCACAACAATGCACAATGAGTTTTCAAAGTCGTTTTGGTTCTGAGGAATGGATTACTCCTTATACCGAAGAAGTAGTTGAAGATTTAATAAACAAAGGCAAAAAAGAAATTGTAATATACTCTCCTAGCTTTGTAGCTGATTGTTTAGAAACAACAGACGAACTAGGTCATGAGTTAGTTAACGATGCAAAAGAATGGGGTGGTAACATTTACCCTGTAGAATGCCTTAACACTAACGAACAATGGTGTAAAGATTTTGCAAAGTATACTCTAACTCAAGCAGAAGGTTCTGCACAAGACAAAGAAAATATTGAATATGTTGTTGACAGTAAGTATTACAAAAAGATGCCCCAGCAGGTTATGAATAAAAAATGATATTTACAGCTAGCCAACAACCTGTATTCAAACAAGTAAAAGAAAACTATGAGTGCATATATGATGTACTAGAGAATACCAAAGATTCAGATTGGGTACTAACACCCGAAGGTAGCCTCAGTGGTTATTGCGAAGGTCCTGTACACAACTGTACACAAGAAACAAAAGATGAATACAACGACTATGTACTTAAACTAGAAAACTATTTGAAAGAGAATAGACGCAACCTAGCACTAGGCACAGGACATATTGAACAAGACAAGCTACCCTATAATGAAATACGTTTTTACAAAGAGGGTAACTTTCAAAAGTACTATGCTAAACAGTTACTAACACATGGGCCAGAGTTTATGGGCGAGTATCATTTCTATGTACCCGGAGTTAAACTAGAAACAATTGACCTAGCACCCAACGTTCGAGCAGGAGCTCTTGTGTGTAACGATGCTTGGGCATACCCTCTAGCAAGTCCAAATGGTAACCCATACTATTGGCGTACACTAAGAGAGATGGGCTGTAACATTGTGTTTGTAAGTGCTAACTGTACAATGGATGTAAGAGATGAGATAGTGTACAACTTCCACGAAAGCATGCTACGCATTATGGCCAAGAGCTATAACATGCATGTTGTGGTAAGTAGTGCATGTACAGACATGAACGGTGTAGTAGTACAACACACACAAGCACCAAGTGGCATTATATCAGACACAGGCGAATGGATTGCCAAGTGTAAAGAACAAGGCATGGACACTGTGTCAGCGGAGATAGACTTTGGATAGAAAACAAAACGGTAGAACATTATGGATATACGGAGACAGTTTCGCAGTTGACTGGAAGGTTGATTGGGGTTGGCAAAGACAAGCGGCTGTTATGTTAGATGTAGACAGAGTTGTTAACCAAGCATGTGCTGGCTCATCAAATGAATGGAGTGCTATGCAGTTGCGTAACGATGAACAAAAGCCCGGAGACATTGTTGTGTTCTTTACTACAGAAAGTACTCGTCAATGGTTCTTTGAAGATAGACCTTATCTAAGTAACCTTGCTAGTATAACTGACACACAAGATGCAAAAGAACTTGAGGAGTCAGAGCCAGAGAAGTATCGTGCTATTATGGACTACTGGTTACACCTACAGCGTGATGATATTGATCAACTGCGTATGGAACATATGATTGACAGCATACGTGTACAGACTATTGAAGGCGAACTAAGACTAATAGTAATTCCAAGTTTCATTAGCAACATGAGCTTTACTGACCTTATACCTGTGCAGGGCAACATGACCTTTAGTGTATGTGATGGAGAATTTGCTAATCAAAATGAAATGAGACTGTGGTACAATCAATCAATTGATACTAGAGCCAATCACATGACACAAGCAAATCATTCAGTGTTTGCACGTAAACTAGTAGTGAGTCTAGATGAAGGTAAACCTTTGGATCTTGAATCAGGATTTGATCGTGGTATGCTCACACACAGAGACAAACTAACACACCCAGGATTGTGTCCACAGCTGATTGAAATGGCGAAACAACCTGGAAATACTATTCCAAAATAGGTTGACATAAGACTCAAAATAGTATAAAATATAACAAATGAACATAACACCAATATTCGCAGTTGCAATCCTATTGCCTCATGTGACCAGTAATAGATACTTACAACTGCTGATTCCTTTGTTAATGATGTTGACAAAGGATTTTTTTATTGGATTTCATTCTTTAATGTTTCCTGTGTATGCATGTACAATATTGTTTTGCTTGCTAGGAAAATATCTTAAACCAATAACTGCTACATTTACAGGAGTGTTTGTGTGGCACATAGTAGTGAACTATGCTGTATGGCACATGTACGGTGGGAATCTACTTCAAACATATATCCAAGCAATACCTTTTGATTTTAATCTTTTAGTAAGCACTTTGATATGTGTTCTACTAGGAGACTTATGTATAAAATATTACTATCGTTACTATTCGTATTAATAGCATTTCCAGCTAAAGCTGATCTAGAAATAACAATCTATATGATGCGTAGCAACACAGATGCTACAACAGCAACCACAACATATGACTATGTTGATTCTTATCAAATATCATCAACCAACAGTACAGACTTTGTTCAAGCAGTAAACACAGTAACAGGACTATCTCTAGTGCAAAGCGGACCTACAGGACAAAATGTAAGTTTGTTTATGCGTGGCGGTGATAGTAATCACACACTGGTAACTATGAACGGATTACCTATAGGTGATGCTAGTACAACCAACGGACTACATGACTTTGGTAATAACTTTATGGGTACTGTAACAGGTATAGAAATAATTAAAAACCCAAGCGGAGCACTAGTAGGACCTAACTCAATAGGTGGTGTGGTGAACTTTATAACAGGTAACGTATATGAAAATAGTCTAACTGTTGGCATTGGATCACATGACTCACAAAAATTTAATCTAAAAACACACACCACAATCAACAATACAACTCTAGGGCTAATGGTAGATGGCAAACAGTCAGATGGTATTAGTGTTGTACCTAGTGGTTCAGAAGCAGATGGATACAACGCAAACAGTATAAGTGTAAACACACTGACTATATTAGATAACAATGCACGATTAAAAACTAACATCATGCTCAATCGCAACAACAGTGATTTAGATACTACACAAGATGATCTGGATTACACAGCCGATAACAATTCAAACATCTATCAAATGCACTACGACATCAACAACACTAGTGTTGCATATGGGTATAGTACATACGATAGAACATATACAAACGGAACAGAAATAGATCAGTACAACAGTGATAGACACAACATACTAGCTACACATACATTTGTACTTGACACAATGGATCTTGTTCCTGGCATAGAGTATGAACACAAGAGTGCAGAGTTTAACAACAGAGGAAGTTATAACTCAAGTGTAGATGCTTGGGAATACAACACAGCATACTTTCTAAACTCAAATTGGCGAGCTAGTAATAATTTAATCATAAGCTCAGGCATAAGACAAGACACACTTGAAGACTATGATGATTATACCACACTACGTTTTGGTGGTGCATACACAGTAAACGACAATTTAAAACTTAGATCAAATTGGAGCAACAGTGTTAGAACACCTACGCTATACGAGAAGTACGGTGCAGACAACTTTGGCTACAAAGGTAATCCTAGTTTAGATGTAGAACGAGGCGAGACTGTTGACCTAGGTGTTACACTGGGAGCATTAGATGTTGTGTACTATACAACTGATATAGACAACACAATAACATATGCAAACAGTTCATACACTAATGTAACAGGCGTCAGCACAAGACAAGGTGTAGAAGCCAACTACAACTACGCACTAACAGATGAATGGACACACAACCTAGGCGCACATTGGAGTCATGCAGAAGATGCAAATGACACAACACTACTGCGTAGACCCAAGTGGACACTAAGCCAAACACTTGCTAAGACCACTGACAAATACTCTACAACAATAGTACACAACTACAACGGTAAACATGTAGATCTAGATGCAAGCACATATGCTAGAAAAGATATGAGTGCAGTAAACACAGTAGACCTACATCATCAAGTTGGACCAGTAACAGCTAGTGTACGCAACATACTAGATGAACAGTACGAACAACCAGACGGATACAACCAATCTGGTAGAACGTTTGAAATCAGTTACAAGATAGTTTTTTAAACGTGGACAGCCCCTGCCAAAGCATATGCATAATCAACAACAGCATATGCACAGGCTGTGGCAGAACTGTTGAACAGATACAACAGTGGACTCGCTATACAGACCAACAAAGAGCAGAAATTATTAAAAGCCTCCGTTTAAATCCCCCACCACGACAGACATCTTAAACACATGAAAAACACGCCTATATGGCTCTTAAACTGCACTTAAGGCAAAAAGCTATACATTGTACTACCTAAGCAAATAGCACCTGTTAAACACCTATTTAATACACGTATACGCACCACACATCGAGAACAAAGCCGCGAAGCGGTAAACGCAGATCACGTAAGCTACGAAGTAGTTTCGCAGAAAAATCGGAAGCGGTGATCTAGCCTCTTGGCAACAACTGTTAGTATAGTGTTAGTAGTGTGTACATACTGTAGCTAACTGCTACTAGTGTATGAGTAGATGTGCCGTAACTGTAACAGCAGACTAGCGTCACTGTTAAATACACTAAAGAGGAGGCGTTATGCACAAAGAAGATATAGAGCTAAAGTACGAAGACTATAATCGTATTATAAAAGCAAAGAGCGGACATTGGGATAAAACACACAAAGATGCACTAGTGCAACTACAGCCTTACTTTGACAAAGGTTATTTAGAAACAAACAAAGAAGGTGACATGTGGCTTACACGCAAAGGTGTTGATGTACTACTAGCAGTGGGTTGTGATCCTGTTAAGCCGCAAGAGTTTCTAACCAACTATCCACACATGCTAGATCAAATGCGTTAGACTATGACTGTAGACGATAACGATATCAAGCGTGAGTTCTTTCGTAACATGGGTTTCTGTGAGTGTACATACTGTGCAGAACTGTTTTATGACTGGGACGAATATGTACAACACGACTGTGGACTACAGGGACTGTATCCTGATGGACATAACTTTACATGGACTATAAGCAAGTAGTCATGTGTTGGTTAGAGAGAGTGTAGATTGTTGGTTAGCCCGAAATGGGTTCTACAGCCCTAAAAAAATTGCCGCGTAAAAAATTACTATGAAGTACTTACAGAAGTGAGGTGGTGATTTGACACCACTAAGCTCAAATTTAGCTAGTTTGTTTTTTTGCTTATTACGCCCCGACCTTCGAAAATTATTTTTTTTATTAAGCCTCGGTCAAGAAAAAAGGCAAACATTTCTGCTTGCCTCTCATCTCGTTTATTAATTCTTGCTGTTAGTCTGCTCTGCTACAAGCATGTGCCTTTACACCGTAGCTGTTAAGCACACTCGCATACGCATCACAAGCGGCTTCTTTAACGTCCATGCTCTGTCCTGCATAGCCTCCTGCGTTCCACAACTGGTAGCTCTTGCCTGTCCAGTCCTTCTTAAAGCCCATAGCCTCTAGCACTCTACGCTCCTGCTTGCCCAGCGTAGTGTTGCCCTTGTGCTCGGGTGTACACTGTACCCAACCAAAGCCACAGTACATAGGCTCACCGTATTCGTTGCCTCCTGTTGCTTCTTTCCACTTAGTTAAGTAAGCGTCCTTAGCAATGTTAGCCGCGTTGTTTGCTTGTGTTGCTACTGTGTTAGCATCAATGTTTAGTAAGTTTGTCATATTGTATAGCCCTCTTGTTAAGTTTATATATAGATAATAGCTTCTTTATTAGGAGAAGTCAACCCCTAAGTTACACAACACTAGGTTGTATAACGCTCCCCTGTTACGATGTTTACTACAGTTTCACCTGCACCATAAGCCGCTCTTGCTTCCCAACGTTCTTCACGTATCTGCTCTGCTGATCTATTCAGCTGTGCCGCACGATACTCTTTAAGGAATGCTGTAGTGTGTACATCACGTGCAACTGCTGTTCTTGTTACAGTAGTTTGATCTACTAGGCCTGCATCCTTAAGCTCTTGCATAGCATCGCTCATAAGCGGACGAAACTCTCCGTCTGCCATTAACCAACCGCATGCTCCGTTCTGTTGTTTAACTTCGCCTGCGTTCCATTTATCAATCATGTAACTCATATATTTTGCCCTCTTTTTTATTTAATATACTATGTATTATAGACTCATATGAACCAAAGGTCAACCTCTTTTGGTGGGGAATACTCAGGTTTATTTTGTGTGTACTAGATAAGGGAACCCAGTAGTACGAGGGCACATACTACTGGGTTCGAAGTAGGAAGTAAAGCGTGAGGGCATACGTTTACTTCCTAGAACACTGTGGCGGAGTTAGCCTCGACGCATCACAGTGTTCTCAGCCATCGCTTCCCATTTGTCTGGAAAGGCTTTGGCTAAGTCGGCTACTTTAAGAACTGTTCTTAGACTCAGCTCTCGTAATCTCTTCTTATTAATATCGCAGAAGTCCACAATCTCTTGCACTGTTTCTTCTGTTAACTTGTACTCATTCAACATACCATCATTGGTGATCTGCTTGATTCGCAACAGCTTCTCTCTGTCTGTGTCGATAGCTAGGTCAATGTAGTGACAACGTGACTCAAGTGCTTCCAGGTGATCTCTCATCTTCTTGCTCTTAACGTTGTCGAACTTGATGTTGGTAATAAAGATAGCACTGCCTTTGAACTCAAAGCTATCTGGCACACCTTCGTTACGCAACTTGAATGAATCAGTGTTCCAATGGATACGTCTGTTCTTCTTGCTGTCCAGTGCGGCTTTTAAAATGTTCAAGCTCAACTCATCGCTGAAGATGCTGTCACAGTCATCAAACACGATAACATTATCTTTGTCTGCCATCTTGTACAGCTTGCAATATAAACCTATTGCTGACATAGCACCTTTGACAACTTCATACTTGGGAGCTCTCTCACCTAGTGTAGCAATCAAATCATGCTTGCCCAGCACTTTCTCAACACCATGTGACTTACCTACACCTGGAGGACCTGATACGATCATTGCACGTACATCACCCTTCTTAGTTGCCTTGGTCATGTCTTCTAGCATCTCGAAACGTTCACGCAATCGATCAACAGTCTCTTCGTCGGTCTCTTCACGCACTGATGTCTTAGTACTTGCATCAACAGCTTCATATGCATGTTCGCCATCACATGCGATCTTGATGTTCCTGTCTGGGAACCCTGCAATGCTCTTACCATCTACTGTTACGTAGCCACCTTTGGCTCCTACTTTGAAACCCTCAGTCATCGGAAACACCATACCAGCTAGGTCGACGTCTTTGCCTCGGATCTTGTAAGTACCGCTTATTATTTTGATTTTCTTCATATTGCCCTCTTTCAGTTATTTAATTTCTTATTGTTTATACAGTATACTTTCAACTGTATCTAAAGTCAACCTCTTTTGGTTAAAAAAGTAACCAAGCTATTAATCCCACACCCAGCATCCAAGGAGCCAACTTCCAACCAATCCGTGCCGCGGCTACTATCACCACTACCACAAGACCTATCGTGAACCCCATTGCAAGGAGACCTTGCACGATGTCCATCTTGTCTGCAAACTCTACCATCATGCCACCTCTCCTTCTGTTATTCCCCTTTTGGAGAAGTCTTTCGGATTGTTAGGGCTAACCCTAATCACTTGGCTGAGGTAGTAGTCCCTGCTGGACTGCATCTCACCTGCATCGTCTGGCAGTTCACTTGCCCACTCCGTTACAGTTTGGATATGACATGGATACTCTTTCCATCCAATGCCGTTGTCCATAGTCAAGGCCGCTACGAATGCCATTGCATCCTGTGCCCTGTCTAGGTCCTCAACTAGGTAAGTAGACCCGCTCTTGAACTTCCAGTAGTTCTGCCCATCAGCAAACTTACCGCTCTCAGCGTGTGCACCGTAATTCTCTAAACCTTGTGTAGTAACTATAAACATATTTTTTGCCCTCATTAAGTTAATTTCTTATTATATACAGTATACGATCTTTCAAACCTAAAGTCAACCCCTAATTTAGATTTATTTGATATCCGTATGCCCAATGTCCGTTGTCTAGATCAAACACGGAATCATCCTTGTGTTCTGCCCAGATCTTCTCCATGCCTATGCCGTATTTCTCACCAGCCTTGCACAGTTCAATCCCTGTAACCTTAGCCTCACCCCATTTAGTATCGACCTTGGTTCCGATTTTGATATATTGTCTTTTCATTTATGCCCTCTCTGTTTTCTTATTGTGTTTATACTATAGCACCTTATGAAACTGAATGCAACCCCTTTTGGAAAAAACTTTGGCCTGCCCTGCAAGATTCGAACTTGCGACCCACAGCTTAGAAGGCTGTTGCTCTATCCAGCTGAGCTAAGGGCAGTATCTCCAAAGTCCAGGACAGCCTAAGCTGTCTCTAGTTGTGCCTCGATCTCCGCTTTGATTTCGTTACAGTTCCTTAAGACGAATTCGTAAATCGCATCCTGTTGAGCATCGCTCTGAAACTTCGCATGAGCCATAAGCACCTGACATACCTGCGCCTTGGTCAAGTCCTGACCTAGTTCTACAAGCTCGATGTTCTCATGACCGTTCTTGTGTAGGATCTTGAACCTACCAATGTAGTCGTTAGCGAATCTGACCTTCGTCACACCATTGTGAGTTGAAGTACCAGCAGTATTAAAAGTTTTTGATGTTGCCATATTAGAAGCCCTCCTAGGCGTTATTGTTTAATTGTTCTTACAGTATACATCCGAACGATTCGAATGTCAACCCCTAATTATCGAATCTTTCCGATAATTCATTAGTGTCTAGCATATCCTCTACATCGTCTGTAGACATATACTTCAGCGCCATAGTCAGCATATCCTCTGCTGAGACCCTGCCTTCTTCTACCATCTCTAGAGCTTTGTCTCTAGAATTGCTTGCCATCTTCATATACATTATTAACCCTCCGCTCTGTTGCTTAACAAAATCATAGCACCGAATGCCATCATCGTTACACCTATGCCAGCCACCATAAGCATCTCGCCTAGTGTGTTAGCCTGCTCCATGCACTTGCCGTCACAGTCGTTTGCACTGCCAGCCATTGCTATCAGTCCGCCTGCTATTAAAAATCCTGCGATCGTGTTTATAATTGTTTTCATTTTGCCCTCTTTCTAATTATTATACTTACAGTATAGCATCAAGCTATCCGGAAGTCAACCCCTAATTTAATTAAACTTTGCCCAAAACTCGTTCCACATTTCGTTCACAGCTTCTTCTAACTGTTCAACCTCAATGTAGTTTCCTAGCAGTCCTGTTTCGTCTGCAAGTTTAATTGCCTTAGCCTGCGCCTCTGTTTCGTGTTCGCAGTTAGGAATTTCCTTTGCAACATTGTCCCAAAGTTTTTCCTCTATGTCCATAATCCAATTTTTTGTTTTGCTCATTTGCCCTACTTTCTAATTGTTATACTTACAGTATACATTCTTTTAATCCGAATGTCAACCCCTAATTTAATCCATATCACATTGCCAATAGGCACCATCGAAGGTAGCCATCAAAGCACCTAGTGGAAAGTCTTTGTGTTCGAACAAGATGTATGGCTGTGAGGTGTAACAGTTGATCTCTTGTGTTACAATGTTGACTTCAGAAAGTGGAATCTCACGTGCTTCTGAATTACGTCCGTATGCTGAATTGAAAATCTTAATCATTGGAGCCCTCCGTTTGTTTCTAACTATATCTTACTATAGCAAAGATTGTCTTGTTTGTCAACCTCTTTTTTAAAAAAAAGATCCAATGTTTTCAAACACTTAGCAAATTAATTGCTAAGTGCTTGTTTTTGCTACACATTTTAATCTAGTGTGTACATACTAACAAACGCATTATTTTTAAATGTTAGCATACACAAACGCCCGCAGTAATAATTATTATACATTTGTGCAGTAAAGTGCGTTTCATTTCCGCTTTTGCTTTTTGTTGTACTGTTAAATTTAAAATTTTTGTAAATGCTTTTACAACTATTTTTTGTACTTTCTTGCATTACAAAATTTGCAGTATTGCTTAATATATTTGCAGTTAAATTTGCAATGCTTTTGTTTAAACTTACTTTTGTTTTTTGCATATGTGCTACCCTCGTTTTACTATTGTTATTTTATTAATGTAACACACTTGCAAATAAATTGCAAGTGCATTTTTTGCATAACTGTTATGCGTTAGCAATGCGTATATAAGTTGCGTGTGCTAAATTAGTTTGCACAGCATTTTTATTAATTAAAAAGTTACTTGCAAATTTAACAGTTGCATTTTTTAAATTGTGTGCTTGTAAACACAATGCAACTTTTTGCATACTACTACACATATAAGTTAAATTATTTTTTGTATTAGTTTTTATAAAAATACTATTGTTAAACATTTTATTAGTACTAATTGTAAATTGTGTATTTTGTATTTTTTGCATATATTACTACTTTGCTATTTGTTATTGTATAAGTTAATGTAGCACAGTTTTAAACATAATGCAAGCATTATTTTATTTTTTTAATTAACATGTTAAGTATCTCCTACCAGGGGTGACCTCAGATGAACGAACGACCTGGTCTGACCCCAGAAAAATATCGAGACCGGTAGTTAACATGTTAAGTTTATTTTACTTGCATTTTGGAAAATAGTGTGCTACTATCACTTATACAATAACAAAACGGAAGTTTATATATGTTAACACAAAAAGCACTTACTAAAAAACTTACAGCTACACTATGCACAACTACAAACACAATTTTTGTGCATAAAAATAATAAAGCACATTTGCAATATACAGTTAATAGTAGTAAAATTATACGCAATGCAAACGCACAACAGTTGCAAGCATTTAACAGTTTGCAAAGTACAGTTATGCAAAAAACTAAAAACTTTATTGTTAACAATGCACTTGTTAAACAGTTGCTTAACAACTAAAAAAAACTAAAAAAACACTTGCAATTTATTTGCAAGTGTGCTATATTAAAACAATAACAAATGCATACGGAGGGCTACATATGCAACAATTAAAAACAATAACAGTAAAAACAAGCACTAAACAAGATAGCGTACATATGGAAACATTATACGCAGTAATACAAAATTGCTACAACAGCTTGCAAGTAATGGAAGCAGACTGCACAAGTGCAAGTTACTTTATTAATAGTGCTAACATTTTTGCACAACTACAAATGTTATATTGCGAAAACGAAACTAACGATTACGTTAGCATACAAAGTGTTATGGAAGTTTTTGCTAACAACATAACATACTACGATGAACGTAGTTTGTATGAATTTGTTGTTGAAAATACAGCAATGCAAAAAGTACTGTTAGAAAATTACGTTTATTTAAGTAACTAACAAAAAGTACAAAAAGACAGCATACGGAAACGTGTGCTGTTATTTTTTTGACTAAAATTTATTATGCTGTTAGCACAAACCTCGCCGTAACGCATGTGCCGTTATCTGTACACCACCTAGCCTCCTACACCATCGGACCTAAGCCTATTAGCCTACAAGCGTTAAAGCATTAACCCCTTACACCGGGGCCTAGTGGGGGCGTGTAGTATGCACACTAAAGCACATACTACACTATGCTACACAATTACTTGTTATAGTTTACATGCTGTAAGCGTAACCAACAGCCATCTGCAAAGCCTCTTAAAAATGCTGTGTGTAGCTTAACACGTTTGCATCCTATCTCTTGTGCAAGTGCAGTTAAGTCTACGCCTTTGTACACGTCTCCATCTACAGCAAAAGCCATGTTGCGTTTGTCTGCTAGTTCTTGTTTATTGCTGTAGCATTTGTTTAAGTATACTTGTTTAATACTTCCACCAAAGCGTTGTTTAACTAGTTCTTTTACTTGTGTTGTGTTTAACATATTGCCCTCTATGTTTGTTATTGTATAAGTTAATATAGCACAGCTATATTATAAAGTCAAGTATTAATTTAAAAAAGTTTGTGCGTCTAGCCTACCACCTTACAGCGGGGCCTCACAGTTTGTGTAGTATGCTTTATTATAACACACTACACACACGTTGTCAACTGTTATTTTATTTTATTTTAGTAGCCCAAAATTCTTTCTGCTAGTGTTGCATAGTCTGCATCCAATAGTTTTTTGTGCTCGTCTGCTAGTGCGTCTGTACACGCATCTTCAAACTGTTCGCATATACAATCTCTGTATTCTGTGTCATAGCTTTTAAGTGCGTCTTCCGCATCGTCTATTGTAAACGTCCAAATTGCTTTTACTTGTTCTGCAACCCAATCGCCTTCATCTTCGTTGTGTGCATCATATAGCTTTTCTAAATTCTGCATTACTTCTTGTGCGTCACACATACGCACAAAGCCGTTACCTTCTTGTCTGCTTAGTACATTGTTAATTGTTAAGCTGTATAGTACGTCTGCCAAAAATTCTACAACAAAATCTTTTTCGCATTGTGTAAACTTAGTATCTGTATTTTGCATATTGCCCTCATGCTTTGTTATTATTATAGTTACACTATAGCATAAAAAATACTATAGTGCAACCTTTTTTTTATTTTATTTTACGCTGTTTCCATACTAGCATAGCCGTCGTCTTGCATGCCTTGTTCCGTAAATTGTACGTCAAAGCCCAACAAGTTACTAATTGCACTTTCAAAGCCTTTGTCCGTGTATATGTTCCACGTTGCATTGTGTGTAACATTTACATCCACATTGCTGTCGTTGCCGTCGTCATCAAAGTGTGTGTACATTTGTATGTTTTCAACTGTAACAACATCCTTGCCGTCATAGTTCCATATGCTATCCATAGCAAGTTTTACAGTCCCTTCCACAGTATAGTTTGTGTTAAGTCCAAAAGTGCCGTCTTTTTCAATAGTAGTGTTTGTAATTTTTAACATGCAATGCCCCTTGCGTTAGTTGTTAACTTATTGTATTATAGTTATAGCACACTTTTAAATGTAATGCAACCAAAAAATGCACTATAACTAAACTTTTTTTTAATTATTTTACAAAGTTTGTATAATAATCTTCCATGTGCTCCGCAACTTTATCCGCATTTTGCAAGTCTTCACTTTGCTCCATTTGTGTAAAAGCACGTTCCATCAACTTGTGTGTTAGTGTGTTAATTTCTTTTTCAGTTAAGTTTTGTAATATATTTTGCATATTGCCCTCATGCTTAATTGTTATTGTTTATATAATATAGCATCTCTTTTTAATAAATGCAAGTAAAATAAACATAACATGTTAACTAAAAAAATTAAAAAAGGGGTTGACAAGCCTCAAAAAATATGTTATAATAAAGTACGCTCCCGATGCCCGAAGGCTCAGAAATGAAATAAGATGAATAAATGGCAAATTAGGGGTTGACTTCTCGGCCAGATGATCGTATACTATAAGAACAATAAGGGAGAGGGCTTACATAAAATCTCCAAAAAGCCGGGAACGTTAGCATTAGATTGTAGATACCGGAGTCCAATACACCCCACGCGACTGAACCTTCTGGGACCGGCTAACCTCTTGAAAACATTGATGAATTTCGGCAGGCACACAACGACACGAAAAAATTGTGTTCTTCTCCCCTAAGTCATTGTAATATATAGACTAATTCCTCGCACGGACTAAAGAACAAAAAGTAGGCTGAGATAGTTAACAAGTTAAGCTCTTTTCGCTTGCATTATACGAAAGCTGGTGTTATACTATGTGCAATTAATTAAAAAGCAGAAGCGAACCTGGATCAATGGAAATCAAAAATTTTATTCAATTAAATCAAAGGCTTATACAGTATAGTAGAGGTTAACCATTAGGAGACCTAAGTCATTGAAATCATTGAATCTTTTGCTTAACGTGTTAACAGTATACTAGAGGTTGACGCTTATAGTATAGTAGAGAACAACCACCCCTATTCCCTATACTATAAGCGAGTCTATATAAACACGGCAGAGCGAGCATAGTTCCAAGAATGGAGCCCCGAAGGGGCCATTGTGAACCCCGGAGGGGTCTCGTTGAAACCACAGTAAAAATGGTTCATTTACGGTGAAATAAGGCTATTGACAGGGGTCTATCGTGGGGGTGGCCGTAGCAATATCGGTGATTCAAATACGAGAACCGTAGGTCTACTGTCAAAAAACTTTTCTCTTGACCGTGGTGACGAGAGGCATAGTTCAAATACTCTTGAACCTTTTGCACCAACCTGCTCAACTCTATCTAACCGTAGATTCTATTGTGGATTTCTACCCTAGATAGGCTACCTAGAGCCTTACAGCGGGGCCTCTACACTAGACCAATCTACTCTACTATACTCATCTACTCTATAGCGAACGAACGCTCCGTACGGTTCTCTATACTATAACTCTCTATCACTATACTGTAATCAAACAGAACCTCTTAGCTCTGCTCGTATGCTAGACTCAATAGGTTAATGTGACCTGTCAGTTCGAACTATCTAGATACTTACAGCGGGGCCTTTGCATAATTCTGTTCTAGTAGATCTAATACGACGCTCAGTTCTAATATGCTTTTATCTAGAACCATACGTGTGTCTTTACAGTCGTTCTTGCGTCTCTCTTGTGTGAGAAGCTCAATGCGGATCTTTAGATACTTGATAGGGTCTACACCTTTGCCTATGTTTCTTCTCATGGGATACTCTCGTAATTGGTGCTCGCGGAGGGACTCGAACCCACACACTCTGATGAATAACGGATTTTAAGTCCGTTGCGTCTACCTATTCCGCCACGCGAGCTTTAACCTTTCTAACTCTAGTTTACCGTTCCTTTTCTAGCGAAAAGACGCTTCGCGCCTTGTAGGATTTTCTGCGTACCGTTTCACGGCTTGCTTGGATCTGTGGGCTTGATAGGAACAATCTTAGGATCTTCCTTGTTGCCTTCTATCACTGTGAGCTTGGGAGGCTGTTTGTCTTGTTCTATCTTAATGTTTAGATCAACTGAGCCGTCTTCACGTGTGGTCTGTGTGGTTGTTACCCTGCCTCTTTGAATGTTGAATCGCTCTGCTAGTTCTTCAAGTTCGAATTGCATAGTCTCGTGGGTAGCATCGTCCTGTTGGATATCAATCACATACTGAGCGAGATTCATACATGATTCTAGCAGTTCTTGGGTATCGTCATCAATGACGTATTGGGGGTGTTCTTGATCTGACACTTCATAAATCTCCTCTGTGTCTTGTGTGTTATTTAACAGCCGCGAATCTATGCCATTGTTCTTCTGGCAGATAAGCAATCAATTGAGTTCTATCTACGTTTTTAAGCATTTCATAGAGAGCAGTTTCATCCTTGCTGTCTAGGTCAATTTTGATCTGCTCTATAACCTGTTCCCATATGTTCATTATGCAGTCTCCTCTTCACATTCGTTAACGTAATAGGTTTCAGCCATTTGTAGCTCTTGTTCAAAGTCAATGTCTAGACTGTCACAGAAGTGTCTAAGATCTGATATAACGTCTGCGACTCTATAATACTCTTTTGAGTCATCCGTGCCACGTAGGCCTAGAAGATTCTTGACCTTGTTTACTCTATCTACATTATACATTGATAGCCTCCTTGTCTTCATCCATTTGTTCTTCAATCCAGTCTCGAGCATTTTCGACCAATTCGAAAGTGTCGTCTAGTGTCTGGAATAGTTCAGGGGTATCTTCTAGAGCGGTTGTGCCTTTAACCACAGCCTCACAATATTCTCCTAGCCCTTCCATGTATTGATCATCACCATCCATATAAATGCCTGCAAAGTCCATACCAGGCTCGTGATAGTCAGCTGTCAAACTACAACCATCCATGTCATCTAAGAACGTGTTATAGGCTTCAATAGGTGGTGCCCAAGGTGATTGAAACCATCCTGAAATATGTGCAGTACCATCACCACAGTCTGTGAATTCCAATCCTTCTGTAGGGTCTATGTCCCACTTGCAACCCCAGTTGGCCACTGACCAATCATACCAGTTAGTGAAGCCATCTACTGTAGGCTGTGGAGTCTTTGCTGAAGCATCTGGGCTCGTAGTGCCTCTTAGAGCTTCGGGCATAGGCTTCATCGCATTTAACAAGCCTGAACCTTCTCTGTTGGCTTCTTCCCATAGTGGCTTGATTGTGTCTATTGACCCTTGAATTGTTATTGAATTGTTACACCAATTTGGCATATTGCCCTCCTTCTGTTTCCTTATTGTTTATACAGTATAACACCATAGGGGGTATATTGCAACCCCCTATGATACCATTTTAGTTTTCAATCAAACAAAGACTGACTTTGATATCATAGCCTTTCTTTTTGGCTACTTCAACAAGATCACGTCTTCGACTTCCTGACCACTTCATCCAGCCGTCGCCTTCGACAGCTTTAATAAGTTCATTCTTTCGATTGACTGTGTTTGAGTCAGTCTCACTAAACGACACGAAGCCGTCCATCTTTTGACCGTTCTTTGGATTGATTGAATATAAAATAGTTGATAGCATATTATTCTCCTTTGATTAATGCTAATGAGTCATCATTGCCTCATTGTCTATACAGTATACGATCTTTCTATAAGAAAGTCAACCTCTTTTGGTTAAAGTTCTACAGCCTCAAGTCTTTTGTGGGCTTCTACTCTTGTTTCTTCAGGTAGTTCATCGAAGTAATCCATTAGTATCTGATAGGCCACTTCATGCTTATTCTCGCTCTTGTAACCTGTCTCAGGATCTACATTCCATTGTCTAGCTCTTTTGACCACAGTCATTTGATCGCAGTTGTCATAATCTTCTGTATCAAATTCAGTTTGGTCCTGCCAATGATTCATAATACCAAATAGGTATTCATTTGCATGATCATAGTCATCACCTAGCCAATCATATTCATTGTCGTCCACGTAGGCTTTAAGTTGAACATCAGTCATCACAATCAGCTCTGAAAGTAAAGCCTCATCCTTAACAGTATAAGAACCGTTGTCACCAAACTCTATGCAACCATAGAACCTATTGTCTTCTTGGCCTAGTTCTAATTGCTTCTTGTCTGCATAGCTATCACCTGGAGATAGTTCTAAGGTAGCTAGGATATATCTAATCCTTTGACTATCTGCTTGATACCAATCTTGATTGTTATAGACATATTCACCAATGTTTCCAACTTCACTGACGAATGCTTTTTTAATTTGTTCTTTTGAAATGTTTATCATATTGCCCTCATTAAGTTAATTTCTTATTATATACAGTATACGATCTTTCTATGAGAAAGTCAACCTATTTGGTTAACAGATGTGACCCTGTATTGTTCCTGTACCGTCCTTTAGATAGTAGCCATGTCCTCTAGGATCGTCCCAACTGTGAGTTGATATCTGTTCTCTTAGTTCTTCTGCTCGTTCGGAACATGATATAACAATCTCTTCATTGGTTGTGCCTTGAGGCTCGTAGTCAAATGATCTATATTCTAGTTCACCTGTGAATAGTAGGATTAGGATTATGCCTTTCAAGCAGTCTCCGGATCTGCTCCTGATACAAGGTGCATTTTTTTGATGATACCTTCAACATCACTCTCTGATAGGAAACCTTTTACAGTATCTCCTTCTTCAGTTATGCCGGGCATCTCAATTTGATCATTGCCACTGAATACCGCAATCTCATATAGACCATTGGCATTACCATATGAACTTTCGTTCTTAATTATGCTGAGATCAAACTTATTAAATTTGAGCATCGCCTGAATACCTTTAGGCATTTTTGTTTCGTTGAATGGAATGTCTTTAAACTTCATTTAGGATCCTCCTTGTTCCAAATTAAAAGCATTATCAGGGGAAAGGCCAAACAAGCCATAACCCCTAAAATAGCCAATATCATTAAATGCCTTCTTTGTCTAACATTGCATAGCCAATTCGACTCATAAGCAATTCTGCTAGGGTTGGATAACTATCAACTAGTCTATCAACTACCTTGTCTAGTTCTTTGTCATTCATTCGAGCTAGATCCTCAGCAGTATCTTTGTCTGATATAGTAAAGCTCTTAGGTACTGTAATACTTTTAGAACCTTGGATTACTTCAGGTGTCCATCCGTTGAATGATGTAGTCTTAGACGCCTTTACGACCGTCTTAGACGTCTTCTTAGCTACCTTAGCCTTCTTAGGCTTGTGCAAGTCTTGTAAGAAGTAAGGCTTATTCCATTTACCTATGTTGATATCTGTATAATGTGATCTATGAAAATAGTCTGTCATCGCATCATCATTATTGAAATAGTCTGGACCTTTCATTGCGGCCAACAGTTCTAATAGGAATGACTTAGCATGACCTTCGTAATGACTGTCAATGTGGTAAACATTTACTTGAGTATAACCATCACCATGTGAATGATCAAATTGGATTGCTCCGCTTTGAAGTGTCACTACCAATGTTGAATGATGTCGGATTGAAATAGAACCTTTCATTCCGTATTTGTTAAGCACCTTCTTAATCTGTGGTGCTAGTTTTGCCTTATCGTCTTGTGATACATATGCCATTTATTTGTGCCTCTCTGTTATGCCTAATTATTATATACATTATACGATCATTATCTATGAAAGTCAACCTCTTTTGGCAGAAAAGATTTAGGAGATAGGAATAGTTTCAAAACGATTAGATCGAACCCGGTTCAAGCCGGCCTCACCTTACCTATCTAACGACATCCTAGTGCCGGGCATACTACCATCGGGTCTGAGTTTTGACGGTGTTATCCATCTTCTCATCATAGGGTGCTACCATCCCCTATTAGGTGCTATCAACACCACGTCTCTTAATCTTTTTTCTTTGCGGCAGGCTTTCTACCACGTCCTCTTTTCCAGATAGCCTTTACATCGTCTGGGTTGGTACGTTCCATTGGTGGACAGATAGTAGGCTTATTCTTCTTTAGCCATGCATCGATTAATGCCTGTTCTTCTGTCGTCGTTTCTTCTCTTGCCATTGCTTGATCCTTTCTTTATGAAATATAAAGAGCCTAGCACCATCTCTATCAAATGATACCCAGCTCGGGGGTAGAAATCTAAGGTACAAAGGCCAGGGTCGACTTTTCATATCGTTCCAACATTCTGTTCTAGATCCTTTAGCCCAACCACTTCCTATGTAAGATAACCCTACACAGGCAGGATAAGACTTATAAGTTTTGTCCAATCAACACCCACTTCCTCTATTGTTAGGGTCGAAGATGTCTTTGATGCAATTGGTTGCTTCTTCGGTGACCCCTGCTTTCGAAAGGGTACCAATCATTCTAACCTTGTTGATTTGTTTAATTGTATGGGAGCCACAGGCACTCAAAGAGAATGCCAGTGCCAATATTAAGATAAGCCTCATTATGAACCTGTTACCAGTTCTAATGACCCATCATCTGCTTCGTCGAAGCCTTCAATAAAATAGTGCCAGTCACCTACAGCCAGTTTGGCCTGTTGGAATAATGACTCACCAGCCTTCCATAGCTCGCCTAATGTGCCATCCTTTGCAACGGCTGTGAATGTCACCCATTCAGTATCGTCAAAGGTAGGACCCATGTCTTTGATCACCTTGTAGGTAATCATCAACGGCTTGTCGTCTGTGAAATATTTGTAGTCTAAAGGTTTGATGCCTTCAACCGCATCAAATACAGTTTCATAACCTAGATCTGCTTTTAGGTTATCGTAATGATCACGTTCTTGAATAAAAGTGTCTTCCATGGAATGCCCTCCGGTTAAATTGTTTAAGGTAGAAAGTGGCCGAGCCTTGGTTTGCAAATAATCGGACTCTGGTTTAATATAACGTAAACTAGTATTCACCATTCATAACCACTTTCTAATTCTTTATTGTCTATACAGTATATGATCTTTCTGCATAGAAGTCAACCCCTTTTGGAAATTAACTTACAATTTCTTTTAAGATTGCTACCTCTAAGAAATCAAACTCGAAGCAATCTGATGAGTCCTTCTTGCCGTTTGATACGATCCAGTCTTGACCATCAAACAGGTAAAAGTATTCACACCATCTTTGAGCTTCAGCCTCTACCCACTCAGCAATAGTTTCGAATGTCTGAGCCTCTGTATCAGCTTCACCACGGTCTCTGCCGTAGGCCATACACCAATTGTCTGTAAGTCCTAGGCTGTCATCACCTCTGTCAAAGTCATGTACTTCGCCTGGCTCTTGTCGTAGACTTGAAAGGTCACCTAGAGCAATCAGCTCATTAACCTTGTCTGTGGTATTATAGAATTCTTTTAGAATCTTACCGTTATGATCTACATAACCATCCCAGTGACAATAAATTGCTTTGATTCCGTCTTCAGTTTTGATTGCGATTGAACTTCTAGTTCCCATTTTATCTACCCTTCGTTTAAGTTTATAATTTAATATAGCACCTTCAGTTGAAGATGTCAACTATATTGGTTGAACTTGATAACCATAAGCCCAATGACCGTTGTCTAGATCAAATGTGCATCTGTCTTTATCTTCTACAAAAATCTTTGGCATATCAATACCGTACTTCTCGCCATTCTTGCATAGCTCGATTCCTGTAACCTTAGCCTCACCGTGATTGCTATCAACCTTAGTGCCAATCATTATATATTGTCTTTTGTCTGTCATGTTATTCGCCCTTCTCTATTGCCTAATTATTATATACATTATACGATCATTTATCGTATAAGTCAACCCCTTTTGGATGTTTTATTTTCCTATTCCATTTAGTGCGATCTCGTTCGGTACGAGCTTTGAAAGGACTCTCAGTGCTCCTTAATGCCTTGGCGACCCAATTACGGATCTTAGGTGCTTGAGGTCTGCTACAATTATTCTTAGACATAATCCCACTTCTTCTTTAGCATCCACTTCTCTACGAAGTCACCGCCTCTTTCGTCTTCATCAGTAACCACATAGGCCACAGTCTTTTTCACTTCGCCATAACGGTAAGGCCAACCTATAGTGTCGCCTACCCAAATCAAATGCGGATATTCGTCCTTATGTTCGTCAGTGTTCTCTGAGAATTCAAAAGTATTGCCTACACTCTTTTCAACGAATGCACCAATAGGATCTTTTGTGTGAGTATAATAAGCCATCTTATTTCCCTTCTTGTTCTTTAAACATATCTCTGAGCATCCATTTATGCTTATTGAAATAATATCGGTTATCGTATTTAGGATTAGATCCTGTCCATGCAAAGATTTCGTCTTGGTGTTCCCACCATTTGTTAGAACAGAATAGACGAAACTTGCTTGGTAATGGTGGAAGAGGATCAGCTACCCAATCCTTTTCAGTTGACATTATTTGTCCTCCAATTCACTATTAATGAACTCATCTAAGTCAGTTACTTCACGGCCTTCTGCGAATAACATTAACTCTGTGGCCAACATCCGTGCTTGGTGCTTGGTCAATTGTATATGGTTGAAAAAGTCTCCGGCTATACCGTTGCTCTCACCTTTACCTTTACGTTGAGTGACCTGTACACAAGTCATTCTGTCCTTGCCACCCCAGAACCTAGTCTGGGTCAATTCAAATTGTGCTTCACAGTTTGGAACGTTTCTTAAATCTGTAGACATTGGATGCCCTCCGTTGTTTTCTAATTATATATACATTATACGATCATTAGAAACAGAAGTCAACCTAATTTGGCAGAAATTCTTCTTTAACATATCTTTGGAGTTCGTGGTCGCCTACATCTAAAGGCATTTCTTTTTTAAAGAATAATCTATATGAGTCCGAACCATACTTTCCTATGCCGTATAGTTCTGTGGCATCTTCGCCGTCCCAATCTAAAAACTGTTCACTCATTCGATACAGTCTTTCTGCTCTTACCTTTTTCATACCTAAAGGTTCGATAACTTTTTCTATCTGTCTGCTGGTTGCATGGAGCAAAGACTCTGGGTTAGGCCAACGTGCTAAGAAATTAGGGAGTACCTTCTTCACTTGTTTCCTACCTGTGAGGTTGAGCATAATGACCCCTACCATATGTTGCCAGGGGCCATCAATCTGTTGTTGGACCATAAGGTCGTCTCTAAGAGGAGTAGACAACGTCTTTGGCTTTCTGATACAATGTAGGATCGCCTTTGTCCATAACTTCTAACAAGGCTTTAATCTCTGTGAAATAAACCTCTGCGAACTTAGGATCATAAGCTCTAATGTCTTTGCTATTTGAAATGACATCGGCATACTTAATGGTTTGAACTTCTGCACTCTGCTCGGCTAAGAAGTTTTTATCTATTTCCTTCCTAGTGGCTCTATTACCATCTTCAGGCTTAGATGCTTCTGTCATACCTCTAACCAATTCGGCAACCTCTGGACTAACCTTGTCTGCAATAGTCTCAAAGGTGTAACCTGGGCAATCTTCTACCACGTCATGCAATAAAGCCGCCGCAATCATATCGTCAGTCCCGCCTGCTTCTTCTACAATAGTGGCTACCTCAACAGGGTGAATGATATACGGCAATCCGCCATATTTTCTCATCTGTCCTTTGTGAGCTTCGCCTGCCAACATCTTGGCGGCAGTAATAATTGCTGAGTCTTTCATTTTATTCCTCTACGTATTCTACTACGTCGACATCCCATATCTGATCAAATGGAACAACGAATTCTTTTTTACTCTTTTCATCGAGTATCTTAACTAATTCTTTTTCGGAATCTCTTTGCATCAATTCACCAAAGCCTTCGTACCAACCTAAGCCTGCCAACGGTGTGTCGCTTAGGCCTGGAATACGTCCAAAGGTATCTAACATATGTTCTACCTTAAACTTGCAGGCATATGATTTACCTGCTTCAACTTTTCGAATGTCAATCATTATTCAGTAGCCTCTTGAATAATCGTTGCACCTTGATTGATACCTGACTTGAGCATATCTGTGGCTCCGGTAACATCACCTGGGTTCATGTAAAGATAGGCAAGAAAAGCACCTACTCCCATGTAAACGATCGCTTTAATCATTTCGCATCTCCTTTGTTATTTTTTTAATAATAGCATCAGCGTCTGTATAAGTCAACATATTTTGGACAATTTTATCTGTCTGATCTAATCGAATAAGTTCCTCTTCTACAGATAATCGATTGTAGATTTGAGGAGCAGTCTCTTGGCTGTAAGGCTGAGTGAAAGAATAACTAATCTTCCAAGCCCAGGGTTTAGGTTCATTTTTGGACATAACTATTCCACACCTTAATCTTTGGTTTCAATAATGAATAGACGTGTTTCACTCTATAATTATATGTGGCTTCATTCAACGCCAAATTAGATAGATGCTTCTGCCACATACCTTTATAGATAGGATCTAATTGAGGGTTGGTATCGAGCAGGCGTTTGATCGACTCTGCTCTTTCCATTTGTTTTGCTTCGGACCAAGGACCCATTATGCAGATGCCTTGATGTCACTCAATTTGGTTAGCATGGTTGCAGGTACTCTCCACTTCTCACCACCAATGTGAGTTGAAACAATAACATATTTCTTATTCACTTTTTCAACAGTGGCATTCACCTTGCCGCCTGTTCTACGTGAAATGAACTGAACCATATCGCCTTTGATAAAGTTCTTAATAGCCTGCTTGGCTAGGTATTGTCGTTTGAGTTGAACAGCCTCGATAATCTCTTGAAGTTGAGTACCATCCATTTGATAGATAAGTTCGCTTGCCTTTGTTACTAAGTTTGCCATTTAATTGCCTCTCTGTTTAATTGCCTTATTGTCTTTACAGTATATGGTCAGTTGATATAAAAGTCAACCTCTTTTGGAAGATTATTCTTCGTTCCATTTCATAACTTCTGGATTGGTTTTTGAACCCTTCCATTTAAGAAAGCCTTGTTCAATAAGATTATCAACAGTTTGGGCAATGCCTTGTTTCATGCCCGAACTTCTACCAATCCACCAGCCAAAGCCTGTGCCTAATATATAGGCTAATAAAATAAATCCTTCTACCATTTCATATGTCCTCCTAGACAGTATAGTATTCAGGGACTTCGCTATCAATAGCTCTCTTGACCCTGTTGTTAACGATTAGAGTATGTTTACACCTACCCCTAAAAGTAAAGCCTGGACAATCACAAGTGAAGCCTTTGGCCTCTAGTGTGATGTCATAGGTGTCAGTACCTTTAGAGTTGGGTTCTTTCCATATCAAGCCTTCGAATATGCTCGTATCGTATTTGAAAGTCGGCTTCATATAAGATTGCTTAAATTTTGGCATTACATACTCCAATAAGATTCACGTGCCGGGCTCATATAACCTGGGGTGTTAATTGGCTCTACAAACCATTCGCCACTCATCATATTCTTTGCCTTGCGACTTGCTTCAATGCTCTTGTGGAAGTATTCTGTTTCTGCGATTGCATAACGAAAGAACGCATGGTTGTCATCCGTTTCTAACAAACCTTCTGCCTTTGCAATCCTAGTCAGTCCTGCTTTGGCCGCCGACATTGTTTTATAATATTGTCTATGGTCAGGACGAGCAACACCATTTCTATCTGGCTTGCCTATAATATAAGTTGAACTCTTTTCATAAATGTAAAACATAATTTATACCTCCATCTCAAGTTGATTACCAAATGCATCGACGCCTCTTTGCTCTGCTTGGATCTTGTCACCAATGTCGTCAAATGCTTCATAAAAGTCTGCATCGCTACGGAATAAGTTCTTGCAATCCATATAAGCGTCTGCATCTACGAAGTTCCAATTAATGGAACCGTCTTCTTTTTTATTTTCATCCTTGTCAATTGCTGAACGCATTGTGGATTCTAGTACGGAATAAATCATTCGTTGTGCCTCTCTGTTTGCCTAATTATTATATACATTATACGATCATTATTAGTAGAAGTCAACCACTTTTGGACGAATGATACAGAAAAGATTTATTATTGGCCTGCCCTAAGGGATTCGAACCCCTGGCCTCTGGTTCCGCAAACCAACGCTCTATCCAGCTGAGCTAAGGGCAGGTATATTAGTATTTTGGAACAGTACCTGAGGACCAATCCCAATTCTGTGTTCTTTTTAAGTGAGCCTGAGACCCACCTGGTTCATTTCTAATAAAGGTCCAATCTCCGTTGGGAGGATCATAAGAAGTTGTTCCTGTTGGATTAATATTAGTAGTGTACCATTCATTAAGAACAGTTTGAGTCGTTGCACCACAGGCACTAAGACTCATTGCAATAATAATAAGAGCTATAGTTTTCATTAGTTGCACCCCGACACACAAATCATAAATGGATTAGGATCACCAGAGACTGCACTGGCAACCATCTGAAGTAAGAATAAACTGCCAAGAATAGTTAAGTACGACATAGATTTTACCTTTCAAATTTCATTTACTTTTCTAACTTACCTCTATATACTATACTATATAGGTCAGTTTGTCAAGACTTTTTGGCGAAGTTCGTCTAGGTATTTTTGTGTTCCAAGTCGTTTGTTAAGTTGCTGACAGGTGCGGGCCGCCAACTCAATGGTGGTCACCTTTGCCAGTATTTGGTTTGCCCAGGTATCAATAATCAAATAGTTACCGATATCATCGTCTAACATTCTATATCTCATATTAATATTTAGCAACAGACGGACCCATGGGACCGTACAGCGGGGCCTTGCTTATTTTTTTGGTTGACACACAAATTGAATGACGCTATAAAATAAATACTATTGTCCAAAGTAGAAAGGGACCACACCAATTATGGAGAATCCAATGACATTACGAACAATTGATTTGAGCCTTGAATTAGGCCAAGAAATTCTTGTCGGCCAATCTAAAAAGCCTGCAAAGATTACAAAGATAGAATATCATGAAAAGTCAGGGGAGGTCGTGTTAGGAACGACCCGTGGAACTAGAAAGGCACTTACGTTTAGTCTATCGCAAAATAACGATTCGTTAGACCATAGTGAAGAGGCGTTAGCGGATAAATATAGATAGCATGAAGATAACAGATATTGACGAATCATTAGAATTAGAATGGCAGGCTAGTAAAGAGCTGTGTCGCTCATCAAGACCTAACAGCAAATTAGGTGCAAGTGCCCTAGCGAGTTGTAAGAGTCAAGGTCTTCGAACAAGATCAGGACGTAAAAGTCATAAGATTAGTAAGAAGTCAAGAGTCACAGTCGGCGGCAAGAAGATCAAAGGCAAAAAGTACGGCGGACCATTACCGGATTATAGCTAATGATGTTAGACACCTTCAAAGGTAAACTTTTGGTAGCAAAGCCTAACGTAATGAAAGATCCTCACTTTGCAAAGAGTGTGGTATACATCTACGAACAAACAGAGAAAGTCTGTATTGGATTAATTCTAAACAAACCTAGTTATATGAATGTAGGTGACATTCAGACAATGAGAGGCGCAGTCAACAGCGGGGCCGCAGGGCATTTGTATCGAGGCGGACCTGTTAGTGAACAAAGTTTGTTACTTCTACACACAGACGACTGGTACTCTACTAATACAATACCAGCAACACACGGTAATGCTATTAGCTCAGATGAATTAATGTTAGAGAAGATGGCACACAACAATATGCCTAAGTGTTGGAGACTAATGAGCGGAATGAGTACATGGTTAGTTCCACAGTTGCAGTCAGAGATATACAAACATAAAGCATGGCTAGTAGTTGAACCTAATCTTGATATATTTTATAACTATGATAACGAAGATCAATGGGAAGCAGGAGTATCACTTGCCAGTTCACGTTTAATGGATCAGTATTTCTAAATAAATAATATTACAGAGGAGAAAGACTATGAAACAATTATTTTTAAGTCTTTTCATTGTTCTATTCGTCACATCTGTACATGCTGGCGCACTTGCAACATTAACTAGTACTCCGCAAGACAACAACACTGAAGAGACTACACCACAGACTACACCAGAGCAACCTTCAGTGCCACCAGTTATGGTATTACCAGCAATGATTGAATGTTCTCCGCCAATGGTGATTATGAGCATGATTAACAAGTACAACGAGATTCCTTTTATTGTAGGAACAACAATGGTAAAGAGACCAGACGGTGTACAAATGCCAGCGAAGATGGTTATGTATGTTAATATGCAAAACAGAACATATACATTAGTTGCTCAAATGCCTGGAGATGTATTTTGGTGCGTTATACAAGCAGGCGGTAATTTTGCTCCAGCTCAGAACTTAAATGGTACTTGACACGAACTAAATACTCTGTTATAATAATAACACTACACAGATACACAGGAGAAAATAATGAGCGTAGACACAAAATACGGTGAAGCCATCTTTAATCAAACCAAAGAGTTTACTGAGATGTTTAAAGCGGCAATGCCAAAAGTAAACACAAACAAAAACGGATATGAAATTCGCACAGAAGTATTAAAACTAGCGAGTGTTTCAGTCTGGAAAGACTATTATGCTAAATGGGGTCAGTTTGAACAAACTGTAGAACGTGATCCTAAAACCGGACAAGTAGCATCAACTATAAAAGGACCTGAAGTACCAGGTAGCAAAGAAGTATTAGACGCCGCAGAACAATTTTATAACTTTGTAACCGGCGATACAAAAAAATAACTATTACCCAGAGCATAGCTCTTACAACAACAGTATATAGATACATCGCACCCCCTGCTAAAACAACAGCAGGGGGCAATCTTTTCTAAAAGTTCTGGATTCTAAAGACATAAGTAAGTATATGTTAAAGTGGATCAAAGAATTATTTAAAGATTGGAACGCAGTACAACAAGAGCTCAACGATATGGGTATCTTTCACAGTGTTCATCACCTTGGTAACTTTACACACGTAGACACAGAACAATTTAAGAAGTATTTAGATGAACAAAGAACCATTTCAAAAGACGATAGACAGACTAAAGTCTGAAGGCAAATACCGAGTTTTTAATGATATACTCCGAGAGCGTGGAGAGTATCCTAATGCCATATGGTATGGGCCATACAATATTAAGAACATTGTAAATTGGTGTTCAAACGATTACTTAGGTATGGGACAGAATAAAGTAGTGTTAGATGCTATGCACACAGCATTAGACCAAACAGGTGCAGGTGCAGGCGGAACACGTAACATCGCAGGTACAACTCACTACCATGTCGCATTAGAATCACAGCTGGCTAAACTTCATAAGAAGGAGACAGCATTATTATATACGTCCGCTTATGTTGCAAACGAATGGACGTTGGTTGCTCTTAAACAAATCATTCCCGACATTGTGTTTTTAAGTGATAGCGAAAACCACGCTTCACTTATTCAAGGCATTCGACACAGTGGTGCAGACAAGGTTATATGGACGCACAATGATATGGAGGACCTCGAGGATAAGCTAAAGAACGTGTCAGGTACACCTTGTGTAGTATTTGAGTCCGTGTATAGCATGGATGGGGACGTTTCGCCTATGCTCGACATTTGCAACTTAGCAGAAAAATATGGTGCAATGACATACATCGACGAAGTACATGCAGTAGGCCTTTATGGCGAGCATGGCGGAGGTAAGTTAGAAGAACTTGGCTTGCAAGATAGAATTGATATTGTCAACGGCACTTTAGGAAAAGCCTTTGGTGTACAGGGAGGATATATTGCTGGGGAAGCAATCGTTATAGACGCTATCCGTTCTGTCGCCTCTGGTTTTATTTTTACAACAAGTTCTAGTCCAGTTATATGTGCAGGCGCTTTGGCGAGTGTTAAGTACGTTATGGACCACAACGAATTACGCGAACAGCATCAACTACAAGCAAGTAAACTCAAAAGAAAACTTGCACACTATAATATAGAAGTACACCCAGATGCAAGTACTCATATTATTCCTGTAATGATAGGTGATCCTGTACGTTGTAAGAAACTCAGTGATGTTTTGTTAGAAGAACACGGCATTTACTGTCAAGCAATTAACTATCCAACAGTAGCAGAAGGAACAGAACGTTTGAGATTTGCTCCAACACCGTTGCATACAGATGCAATGATTTCAGAGCTGGTGGATTCATTAAGGAAAGTATTAAATGAAAATTAGTATTAAAAAATATCTATGGATGGGACTAGGTTTCCTATCACTCGGAATGGCATACGTTGGTGTAGTAGTACCAGGCATACCGTTCTCAATTTTTCTTGTCTTAGCCGCATATTGTTTTGCTAAGAGTAATAAGAAAATGCACGATTGGTTATACAATCACAAGTACTTTGGACCGTTCCTAACTAACTGGACACAAAAGAAAGTATTTCCAACCAAAGGCAAATATGCTATGATTGCTGTAATGGCATCCTCGCTTATTTTCTTTTGGTTTACAACCTACAATGTTGCGGCAGTAGCATGGACAGGTGGTTCAATGGCACTAGTTGCTATTTGGGCTTGGAGATATCCAGGAAGTGTAAAAGAGCAAGAACGTAGAGTAAAAGCAGGCGAAAAAGTAGCCTGGATAAAATAAATCCTACATTTTTGATACCTTAGACCATTTATGGTAGTTTAACTTTTGGATCTCTTACTCTAAATAATTGACTGGGTACTATTACTCAGCAATTTGAAAGGAGATCCAAATGGAAATCTTAAACAAAGTAAAGGGTTGGGCCGGAGCAATTACTGAAGTAGGTATATCACTTATTTCATTAGCTATCGTGCTTGAAATCCTTTTTAACGGACAGAACATTCCGTTCTGGCCAAACATCAGCGTAGTCGACAACATCACTGGAATGATAACAGCGTTATCTGCACAAGGATTAGTTGGGCTAGTTGCTGTATGGGTGTTATATCATATATACAATCGCAAGTCGTAATATTAAATCATAACACTTTAGAAGTTATGGCAGAGCCGTCTTGGCGGACAGCTCTGTCATTTAGTTTTATTTTCCGCTTAACCAATCAGCTTCGTCTTCAGTATATGGCCACATCATGCGTGTCCTTTCCAGAATGCGACAGACTTTGACTTTCCTTTAAAGTAATGATCACCAGGCTCATAGTTAGATTTGGCTTTCTTTACTCTTTCTAGTCTTTCAATTGCTCTACGCTTAACACTTCTTAAACGCTCTTGCTCGATCAATAGTTCTTTTGCTAAAGTTGGATAACCTTGTAAACGCATTGCGTTTGCAGCTCTACCGTAACCGGCAATCTCTAAATTGTTATACAATCTTTTTAACAAAAGCATTCTCTCTCTCCGTCATTAGTTTCTTAGCTTCGTTTAAATAACCCATACGGGCAAGTTCATTAGCAGCTCTAGCACGACCTGCTGTTTCGCCAAAGGCAATTGTACCAACCCAGAATGCAAACAAAGCATTCCTTATAATGGTACAAAGTTTACATGTAAGATTCCATGTAGTTTGTGTTATCGCAGTCATTATACCCATCCTCTTAAATTCTTATTAGTTCCGACTCTTGGATCGTGAAACGTGCCTCTAGCAATACTTTCAATATCGCTGCGACCTATTCCTAAATCTTTAAGTTCGTGATCAGTTAGTTGGGATAATTGTGTGCGAGTTGATGCAG